AAGACCCACGCTCCGCCGCTGCGAAGGCGGCTCACGCCCGACCCGCCGAGCGCCACGTCTTCACGGCCGAGGAGTGCAGGAGGGGCGGGGGCGGTGGACGTAACCACACCTTCACGGCCGAGGAATGCCGTCGCGGTAACCACACCTTCACGGCCGAGGAACGCCGTCGCGGTGGTGGCTCGCTCGAGGCTGCCATCGGAGCGTCCCGCCGAGCCGTCGCCTACTGGAACCAAAAGGAGAACGAATGGCACTCACGCCAGAACAGCGCCAGCGCTTAGCCACGGCAGCCGCGTGCGACCAGGTCCGGTCACAGATCAGGATAGCCCAGATGCCCGCATCCGAGGAGTTCCGCCTACGACAGCGCCGTGAGGCTGCGGTTGCCCGTGAGCACGCCTATGCCGAGATCAAGCGAACCATCGACGAGGCCTCTAACTTAGCGGCAGTGGCCGAGGAGATGCATTTTAGCAGCGTCGAGATCGCCGGATACCTGTCAGATGGAAGCTAGGATGACCCCGCTGCGCGTGGGGTTCTACGACGTTGAGAACGGGCCGACGAGCTTCCGCGAGCACGCGCCGCTCACCCTGCCTATCGCGATCGCCTGGAGTCTCGATGGAGTCGAGGGCTACTGGCACAGGAACGCCGGCAGGCCCAATCTCATGGTCAAGGACTCGATCAGCGACTTGACGGATGGGCTCGAGCGCTTCAGGACGGAGTTCTGGGACCAGATCGATGTCGTGTGCGGCCACAACATTCGACAACACGACAACCCCGTTCTCCAGGGCGCGCGGCTTCGCTGCCATCTGGCGCCGCTGAAGCCGAAGCTGGCCCGCGACACGCTGCGGGACCTGATCGTCACAAAGGGCATTGCCAGGAGTCTAGAAGCATTCTGCCTCCACTTCGAGCTGTCAGAGGGGAAGAAGCACCTGTCCGAGACTGAGTGGGAGTACCTATGGTCGATGGAGACCAAGGCGAAGCGGGCGACCGTGCTGGATCGTTGCCGGTCCGACGTGCGCTTGACTATCCGCGTGGCCGAGAAGTTGGCTGAGTTGGGGTATATACGATGATCCTGTTCGTGATCGGGTTCGCGCTGGGAGTTCTTGGCACCTATCTGGTAGACGCTCACGTCTGCAAGGAGTTTCGGAAGCTGGACGAGACGCCATGAGCTTCTGGGACGACACGTACCCGTACGGATGCCGCCTCCGCGTCACCGGCTGCTGCCTGTTCTGGGTGATCTCGTTCGCCATCTTCGGCTACCTGATCCTGGCGCACCCATGATTGGGCTGTTCTCGTGGTTGGGCGTGTTCGGCATCCTGGTCGCTTGCGGGCTGATCGTGTGGGCGGCAGGACGCGAGCCGGAGCAGTGACTTGGCCCGAGGGGACGCGCCTCAGCGTCTACGACGGAGGTGGTTATCCGGTCGCGCCCGAACGCGCCTACCGGGGGATACCCACCGAGTTCGCCATTGCCGCCGCGATGGTGGATGCCGAGATATGGGGCGTGACCAGCTGGCTGGCCGACATCGTCGCCTGGAGGTCGAAGGAGACGCCGGCAGTTCTTCACGGACAGACCGCAGCATGGATGAAGGAGCACGATTGCCAGAACACGAACGACGTGTATGCCGCTGCCGGTCTAACCGAACGGCAGCGGCAGGTGATGGAGCTTCATATCTTCGACCACACGAGCAGAGAGATCGGAGGCTGGCTGAGCATCGCCGCTCCGACAGTCCGCGTTCACGTATTTGACGCCCTGGCCAAGCTGCGGGGCTTCGCCGGACTAAACACCTTTTGCGGAGAGGAGGTGTAGGACTAAAATGAGAGCCGACTACTTCGCCGGACTAAACACCTTTTGCGGAGAGGAGGTGTAGGACTAAAATGAGAGCCGACTACTTCGCCGAGTCCGACGAGGCCGACACATGGCTCAGGGAGCACGATCCGAAGTCGCCACGGCCGAGCGACAAGATGCCCAGCATCGATACCTACGGCCTGGTGCCTCCGTGGGGCCGAGCCGGGCGGCGTCGTGGGCCACCTCCGGAGGAATCCGATGCCGACACGACGGAGGCCAAGGACGCCGGTTCCGAAGGTCGACTATGACGCCGAGCTCGCGAAGCAAGGCGGAGTATGTGCCGTCTGCGGCCGCCCACCATCGCCGAACCGTCGCTTGGCGGTCGATCACGACCACAAGACGGGCGCCTACCGCGGATTGTGCTGCTACCGCTGTAATCGTTATGTTCTCAGTTCTATCGACCGTTTCGGTGTTGGCCTGATGCTCGCTGGCATCGTGTACGTCTGCAATCCCCCCGCTGAGAGGACACCGTGACCACTGTCCAAGTGGAATTGCCCGATGCGACGCTACGTGCCTTGGATGAACTCGCAACGAAGAAGAGGATCAGCCGGACCGAGGCCCTCGTCCAGGCCGTGGAGGAGACCAGGCAGATCGCAGAAATGGCTCCTCACGGTGCCCGGATCGAGCGGATCGACCTTGGAGGAGTCGCCAATGACCGTTCGGACCACTAAGGCCACACCAAGGTCAAAGCCGATTCTGACGCCTCGCGCGCTGGACGACATCTTCAAAGCCGCCAACGCTCGCCGCGTCGAAGTCGATAACGAGCGGACCTTCCTGCGGGACATAGCCGACGATGCAAAGTCGTTCCGCCACGAACTGACGACCGGCGCTGACGGCTTCTCGCCCGAATGGGCTGAGTCGATGGTGTCTGGCTACGTCCACGGTCGGCTGTTTCCAGTCATCGCGCTGGAAGAGGCTGACGACACCGACGAATGACCATCCTAGAGCTGCCCGCTTACCAGCGGACACATGAAACACACACCCCAATGCCGCGTTCGGCCGCGGGCACCTCTGGGCTGGTCGTCGGACCCGCTGGTTCTGCCGGGTCACTCAAGCCTGGATGGTATGCCCTGCAAGCGGCGGCCCAGGGGCTGGAGCCGTGACTAAGTGACCAGGCGCGTTACCGTTGTTACGCCGACCGTATCGGCGCGACACGACAAGCTCCTAGCTGCAATTCACTCCGTTCGTGCGCAGACGTTCACCGATTGGACCCACATGATCGTTCCGAACGGTCATGACTCCGCGCTGTGGTCGATCTTGTGGGAGAACATCCCGCAACTCGATCTGCTTCGCGCCGACCACTACGACGTTCGCGAACTTGGTCGTCCGCACGGAACGCCGGGACATTGGAATCGCGTTTTGGCCGGCCTGCTCGCCAAGACACCGTATATGGCCTACCTCGACGATGACAACGTTTGGCGACCAAACCACCTTGCTGCGTTAGTCGCCGCGCTGGATTGTCACCCGAATGCCGGTTTTGCCTACTCGCAGCTGGCATATCCGGACGGTCGAGTTCTCGGAGACGGTCAAATCGCTGCCGGTAGCGCCGTGAACCATATTGACGCCTCTGTAATCGTCCACCGAACGGAACTACTCGAGAACGTAGCCACCTGGGACCCGCATACAGCTGGCGGCGACTCATATGCGATGGACGGCATTCTGGTCGATCACTGGCTGCAAGCTGGCGTCGAATTCGTGTTTGTGCCAAAGATCACGGTCGAATACCCGCAGGTCGGCTATTGGATCGACGGTGGTGGCGCGAGATGATCCGCTACGCGCTGATTGCAGCCGGTTTTGTCGCTTTGACGGCTATATCCTTCATCGGTTGGGTGCTTGCGTTCTATGTGGCGCAAGCGATTGGCGTCAAATGACTCGACCACCTCAATATTCCGGTCCATGGGCGCGAGTTCGCAAGTCGGTTCTGGAGCGCGACGGTTACATTTGCCAGATCCGCGGCAAACGGTGCAGAGTAACGGCAACGGCTGTCGATCACATCGTTCCACCACCACTGGGACCGTCGTTTGATCCTGACAACTTACGAGCAGCGTGTAAGGCGTGTAACAGCGGTCGTGTGAACCATACAGCGATAGATCGTTGGCGACGTTCTAAGACGATTGTCGTGTTGGTGATTGGACCACCGTATGCACCGTTGTATGAGTACTGTCTGGCGCATCGTTCGACTGACGATCAGATCATTGACTTCGGTATGATCGCACGATCACTCGGATACGATCCAAACCACTTAAACGCCACAACGCTTAATCATACGAACGAACAACGCAATGCGATGTTGAACGCCGTTCGTCGTGGTGACCTAACGTCCACACGGTGTTGGATCACATCATCGAACCCGAACGCCGTTGCCTTGTTCCCCCACCATACCGTCGTCACCGTTGATGGCGATGAGGCAGCACATAACCCAGACCACCTGGACGATGCCAGTCGTGCGTTGGTTGCCGAGTGGTACGCCGCACGGCAAGGTGGTTCGGTTGGTGGTGGACAGGCATCACGCACATGGTGATCTATCCAGATGACATCCGGGGTGACACCACGGGTGGCGATTCGTGATCAGCATGAATGTGTATGTCGATGATCGGTTGCCGTGCGGGTGTCGCTTGTCGATCTGTAGCGCCACAGGTGCTGGCGCTGCTGCCTGGCGCCTGTCAGACACTACATGTTGTGGTTTTGATCTCAACTCCTACCGTAGGGGCGGGTCGCGACGGTGCACGATGATGCCACCATGACCCAGTGTCAACAGTTTTTGCGTCAAGCCGGAAAGGCCAGACCCCGCTTGGAGGGCCGACAATGACCCGTTCGCGGCCCTACGCCCCACCCGTCCCCGGTCTGACGACCGGGAAGGAGCGGCGCGACATGGTTCGCGCCTTGCGGCGCAACCCGGATCGGTTCGCGGCCTACCTGACCGTCCAGGAGCACTACTTTGCCTGCTCAAAGTGTCTAGGGGGCGAGGCGCACGGGCCAGGAGGCGTTCACCGTGGCTGAGGAGCCCGACGCGACCGGCTATATGACTGTCGACCGGCGCAAGCGCTGGTTCTATCACTGTTCGCTGTGCAAGACCATTATTGGCGACCACGGCTCCCGGGGGAAGGTGCACGGCTTCGAGGATGTTGAGCGGGCCGCCGAGGCTGGCCGGCTGCATCAGGCGAATCGCCATGCCGGCTAACCAGCGCGTCGGAGGCGACGACCTTCGCGAAGGCGCTGCGAGGGTGCTGGGCGGCACGGTGGCTGGTGAGCCCATTGGGCCGAACCGGGCAGCGGCAGAACTGACCATCGACGCGCTCGACAAGGAGGGAGTGATCCACGAAGGCGCTGACACCGCAAGGGTGGCGGCGTTCAGGTCACTTGCCGATCAGGTGGATGGCTTCTCGTCAGGCAACAGCCAGATGTGGAAGGAATATCGAGCCGCTGAGCTTGAGCTCCGACACGGAGCAAGTGAGGAGGAGAAGGTTGACCAGTACGAAGCCCTCCTCGCGGCGCTGTCGTCCAAGGTGGGCCCCGCCCCGGACGCCCAGCCGCAAGTCGCTCGGAAACGAAGTCGCGATCGTAGCGGAGCTCCTGGGGACGCCGCTGCAGCCGTGGCAGGCGCAGGTGGCAGACGTGGCGCTGGAGATGCTGCCAAACGGCCTCCCCGCGTACCGCGAGATCGTGGTGCTGGTCCCCAGGCAAAGCGGCAAGACGAGCCTCTGCCTAGCGCTTGAAGTTCATCGGGCGCTGAAGTTCGGCAGCCCGCAGAACATCGCGTACACGGCCCAGACCGGCTTCGAGGCGCGGAAGAAGCTGATCGACGACCAGGCGCCGATCCTGATGCGGTCGGCGCTGTCCGCCGCGGTGGAGCACGTGTTCCGCGTAAGCGGTGGTGAGGGGATTCTGTTCAAGGGCGGCTCCCGCATCAACGTCGTCGCATCGTCCCTGTCAGCCGGCCACGGGGCCGTCACCGACCTCGCGGTCCTTGACGAGTCGTGGATGGACCTGGACGACCGGCGCGAGCAGGCGCTGATCCCGTCGATGGCGACGCGGAGGGCTGCGCAAATCCTCATCGTCTCCACCGCTGGGTACGAAGGCTCTGTCTACCTGAAACGCAAGGTCGACGCGGGCCGCGATGCCGTCACCAACGGGCTGACCACGGGGATGGCCTACTTCGAGTGGTCGGCCGAGGATGACGACGATCCGGCCGACCGCAACGCCTGGCGACGCTGCATGCCTGCCCTGGGCCACACAATCGACCAGTCCGTCGTGGAACACGCCTTTCGGACAATGAACGAGGACGAGTTCCGACGGGCGTTCCTGAACCAGTGGACCACCGCGGAAGAGCGCGTCCTGCCCGCCGCGCTCTGGAACGCCTGCAACTCAGCCGACGTAGCGCCTGCGGGCGGTTTGATGTTCGGCATCGACCTGAACGCGGAGCGGACGGCGGCGGCAATCGTCGTTGCCGACTCGTCTGGGCGCTGCGAGGTGATCGAGGCAGGACTTCCCGTCTCGCGGCTCATAGATCGCGCCACCGAGGTCGCGCTGAAGCAGAACACCGGCGTTGTCCTCGACGCTCGCGGGCCGGCGGGCATGTTCATGCCCGAGATCGAGGCGAAGGGCGTGAAGGTCTATGACTACAGCTTCGTCCAGGTTGCCCAGGCGTGCGGGCGGCTGTTCGACGCTGTCGCCGATGGACAGATTGCGGTTAGGCGCCACCCTCGGCTCGATGCCGCGGTCGCGGGCGCTCGGCGGCGCGAGTCGGGTGACGCCTGGATGTGGTCGCGGAAGGCCACCTCGACCGACCTGAGCCCCCTCGTCGCCCTCACGCTCGCCTACGACAAGGCGAAGCGGGCAAACACCGTCTGGATGGAGTTTGGCTGACCCGAGGTCCCGTTACACCATGGCACCGGCTGTCGTGGCTTAGAATCGCTCCCAGAGGCCGTAGCGGCCATCCTGGACGACCATACTGGAGCCCACGTTGAGTCTAATAGATCGCCTGCTCAATAGGCCTGGCGCGGGGACCGCGTTGACGGTGGGGCCCCCGACCGAACTCAGATATTCTGGACCGGCGGCCGGATTGAGCATACCGGACTGGCTCCGTATGTTCGAATCGATGTCCTTCAACGGGGTGAACTACATCGTCCCGACCGGCGGCCTGGCCGAGATGAAGGCCAAGGAAGCCACCCGCGACCCCATCGTGATGATGTGCTGCATGGTCCGCGGCGCAGTGTTCTCCGAGCCGCGGTTCGTGTTCCAGAAGTATAAGAACGGCCGGCCCGGCCTCATCTCGGATGGTCCGGGGCTACAGCTGCTGGCCCACCCGTGGCCGCAGGCCACCACCAGCGACCTCCTCGCCCGTATGGAGCTCGACGCGTCGCTGTATGGCAACTCCTACTGGGTTCGCACCCCAGGCGTTGCCAATCAACTGTCACGCCTGGACCCGGGCAGAGTACACATCCTGACCGGCGACGTGGAGGACGAGCTTACCGGCAAGGCGTTCGGCACCACGCTCATCGGGTACGCGGTCCACGACAAGAACGAGCACTCCGTTGCGATCTTCACGCCGCAGGAGGTGGTCCACTACCGCCCGATGCCCGACCCGATCCACCAGTTCCGGGGCGCCTCGTGGCTCCAGTCGCTGCTCCCGGACGTGCAGGCCGATTTGGACCTCGTGGACTATAAACATTCATTCCTCCGCAATGCGGCGACGCCGAACCTCGTCGTCCAGTTCACCGACCCTGTCGGCCCTGACGCGTTCAACTCATTCAAGGAGCGGATGGAGTCGACCCACACGGGGCCGCAGCAGGGGTTCAAGACCCTGTACGTCGGCTCCGGTGTCGACATCAAGGTGGTCGGCTCGAACTTCAACGACCTGGCGATGAACGCCACGATGTCCCAGGGCGAGACCCGCATCGCCGCCGCGGCCGGTGTTCCGGCCTCCATTCTGGGCCTCTCCGAGGGTCTGAAGGGCTCGGCGCTGAACGCGGGCAACTACGCCGCGACCCGGCGCCGGTTCACGGACGCCACGATCCGCCCGCTGTGGCGGGCATGTGCCGGCGCGCTTGAGACACTCATCGTCCCGCCCACGGGCCAGCGCCTCTGGTACGACGATTCCGATGTCGCCTTCCTACAGGCCGACATGCAGGACGCCGCCTCCGTGCGGCAGGCTGACGCGGCCACGATGCAGCAGCTGGTAATCGCCGGGTTCGACCCAGAGTCCATCGTCACCGCCATCACGACCAGCGACTGGAGCAATCTGGAGCACACCGGGCTCGTCACGATCCAGTTGCAGTCGGAGACCTACGACCAGGCGGAGCAGCTAGGCGCACAGGCGCTCAAGACCGCCAAGAAGCCACCGCCCAAGCCCGTCCCCGTCGCACCCGTCCCGCCGCCAAACCCCATCATGGACGCGCACCTGAACCCCGCGCCGGCGGATGGTTCGGACGCTCAGCCCGACGCCACGCCAGATAAAGGAACCGCCAAGTGAGAAACCCCACCGACCACGAAGCTCGTCAGATCCGCTCGTCATTCATTCCCGGTGCGCTGGAGTTGCGCGAAGCGCTGGGCGTGACCGTGGGGGAGCTATACGGCCATTTCAGCACGTTCAACTCGTGGTATACCGTGGACAGCGCGACCGAGGGCCGCTATCTGGAGCGCGTGCTCCCCGGGGCGTTCACGAACACAATCGCGAACGACCGGGGCGGGATGCGCTGTCTGTTTGCGCATGGGCTCGACCCGGCGCTGGGCAGCAAGCCGCTAGGCCCGATCACGAGTCTAGCCGAGGACGAGACCGGCGCGGCGTACACCGTGTCGCTGCTGGACACCGACTACAACAAGAACTTTATCGTGCCGGCGCTGGAGGGCCGCCTGCTTGATGGAACCAAGACCGGGTCTCAGCTGGGCGCGAGCTTCCAGTTCACGGTCCCGGCCGACAAGTGGGAGCGCGGGAAGGTTAGCTCGGTCAACCCCGAAGGGCTGGACCGGCGCTCCATTGTCGAGGCGAAGGTGTTCGAGTTCGGACCCGTCGCCTTCGCTGCCTCAGCGTCGGCGTCAGCCGCCGTGCGCTCTGGAACCGACGAATATTACCGACACCTACTCCACGACGGGCGTTTCGTGGCTGACCTGATCAGCCGCACAAGCCCCCGCGTTGTGGAGCGGATGTTGAACGAGGCGCGTGACAAGGCCAGCGCCCTCGACCCGGCGAACGACACAGACCCAGAGGGCGGCAAGGCTGGCTCCGGGTCGCAAGAACGGCGCACTTCGCAGTCGTACAGGCGCGCCATGGCCCTATTAACATTTGGAAAGTAATGGCAAAGTTAGTTGAGGTCCGCGCACAGGTCGAGGCCCTGAAGGCCGAGATCCGTGCTTTTGCGGACACGACCGAGGACCTGTCCGAGGAGGAGGAAACTCGCTTCGCGGCAGCTATCGCGGAAGGGGAAGCGGCGGTCGCGTCCCTGACCGAACTGGAGACTCGCGCCCGCAAGGTCGCTGAGATCGCCAGCAAGACCACCGACAAGGTCGACGGGGAGCATGTGGCACCGGGCCAGATCAACTCCAAGTCGCCGTTCGACGTGGACACCCGCAGCGCGTCTACTGCGGAGATGCGTGACGCTGGGATGCGAGTCCTTGAGTCGCGCGGGAAGCGTCTCAGCGCGAAGCAGCAGGACACGGTTGCCCGGCTGTTCGATGGCGCGACTGACGTGAGTGCGCGGTCGATTGCCGAGCGGGCAATCCTGACCGAGTCGGACGCGTACCGCAGCGCGTATCGCAAGACCCTGCTCCAGACCAATCCCCGCTTTACCGCTGAGGAAGGCGCTGCGATTGACGCAGTGAAGGCATCCAGCATCGAGCGTAGGTCCAGTGAGGGCAGCAACAGTGGCGGCGGATACGCCATTCCGATCACGATTGACCCGACCATCATCCTGACCAGCGGAGCGTCGGACGCCCCGATCCTGTCCGTGATGAAGGTGGTCCAGGTGGAGACCGACGCCTACCGTGGCGTCACGTCAACGGGTATGACGTTCACGTACGGCGCTGAGGCGTCGGTCGTGGCGGACGGCTCGCCAATCCTGGCGCAGCCTGTCATCCCCGTGTACCGTGCAACCGGCTTCGTGCCGTTCTCGTACGAGCTTGACCAGGACATTCCTGGCGGGTTCGCGGATGAGATCGCGGCAACGCTGGCACAAGGGTATGTTAACCTGCTCGCGCAGGGGACCATGACCGGGAGCAGTTCGTCCGCTCCTACCGGTATCTACACCGCGCTTGCCGGAACCACCGGCTCCCGCGTGGCCGTCACCACGGCGGGCACCCTCGGCGCGGTCGACATTCGTGCGGCATGGAGTTCGCTCCCGGAACTGTTCCGTCAGCGTTCGACATGGCTCATGAATACGTCGGTTGAGAGCGTCATCCGGGCGTTCGGTAATGGGGCCTCTGGATCTCAGAACCTTGCGCTGGCTGACTTCACCATCAACCTGCTGGCCCCGAATGAGCCCGCCCTCGTGGGTAGGCCCATCATCCTGTCTGACTACTCGCCGGCATTCACCGGAACCACGAGCACGTCGGTGCAACTTGCGGTGCTGGGAGACTTCTCCCACTTCGTACTGGTCCAGCGCGTCGGAATGAGCACCGAGCTTATTCCGAACCTGTTTGACACTGCCACCGGGCGGCCCAATGGGCAGCGCGGCATCCTGTCGTTCAGCCGTCACGGCTACAACGTCGATTCTCCGCTACCGTTCAGGTACTTGGGCGGATCGGCTTCATAGCTTCGACCCCTCCTGCCGGCGTCACCCCAGCGAAAAATCTGGACCAGTGACGCCGGTTTGGGGGCCGTCGCTCGTAGGAGGGAATACATGACCCGGATCGTTTTTGGCGCGGCGTCGTGCCAGATCATGGGCGCCGAGGGGCTGCCCTATAACATCGTTGACTCCGAGGCGTGGGACGCCGCAGACCCGCTGGTCCGTGCTCGCCCCGAACTGTTCACCGACGAGCCGAACCGCGTCCGGCGCACGGTGCCCCCGGCTGCGGCGCCGGTGGTCGAGCGCGCGACCGCTACCCCCGGCATCGCCAGAGGCATCGCTGGGCGGTTCCAGCGGGCTTCTAAGACACCGGATGCCGCCGAAGGTGGTAGTACACCCGAGGTCCCGGAAGGCTCGTCACAGCGTTGGTAGAACGGGCTGTGGCGCCCCATGATGTGGTCCTGGCATACCTCCACACAAACGAGGTCACGTCGAGCTTCCAGAGGTCCCTTATGGACCTGATGGGTTTTGACATGGCCACCACCCGGCGCATCAGCAGCTACGTCGACATCAAGTCGGGAACAATGGGACTTCCCGAGGCCAGGAATAAGGCGTGTGAGCAACTCCTCTCGACCGACAAGCAATGGCTGTTCTTTCTGGACAGCGACATGGGGTTTGAGCCGAACGTCCTCGAGCTCCTGCTGGCCGTTGCGGAGACCCACCACCTGCCCGTCGTCGCCGGCCTAGCGTTCGCGTATCGCGAGGCCGTCTCAGACGGGAGAGGCGGCTACCGCTGCTTCCCCACCCCCGTCATCATGGACTGGATGAATCACACGGGCATTGGAACGCTGGACGATGGCGTCTCACGGATGACCGGCCGCAAACACTACCCAACAAACTCCCTCGTCCAGTGCCACGCCACGGGTGGGGCCTGCATCATCATTCACCGATCAGTCCTTGAGCAGATGAAGGAAGCCTACGGCGAGACGTGGTTCAACCGTGTCGCCGACGGCGGTGAGGACCTAACGGCGCCTGTCGCCACCCACGCGATTCGATCGCAGATGGGCGAGGACGTGAGCTTCAGCTACCGGCTGATGACGCTTGGGATCCCGCTATATGTCCACACGGGGATACGGACGACCCACCAAAAGACCCTCTGGGTAGCAGAGGAGGACTTCTGGGCGAGCTTCATGGCTCCGCCCGCAACCGAGCGCGTTGACGTTCTGATCCCCGTATTACACCGCCCACAGAACGTCAAAACACTAATGCAGTCATTGACGGCCACGACAGGGCTCACCAAGGCGTATTTCATTTGTGAGCCGGGTGACGCCGAGGAGATCGCAGAGGTCAAGAAGTACGGCGCGCGGGCGCTGGAGCACCCCGGCACGTTTGCCGAGAAGGTGAACTGGGCGTACCACTTCCTGACCGTCGACGACACCTGGACCGCCGAGGCGGCCGAGGCACAGTCCCAAACCCCGTGGATTCTCCTGGTCGGGGATGATGTGTTCTTCCGCCCCGGCTGGCTCGACCAGGCCCAGGACGTGGCGCGGCGCTACGGCGCCAAGGTGGTTGGCACTAACGACCTGCTGAACCTCCGTGTCCAGAGGGGAGAGCACGCAACACACCCGCTTATTTCCCGCGAGTATATTGATACGGTGGGCGCCACCTTTTTCGATGGCCCCGGCATCGTTGTGCACGAGGGCTACGGCCATTGGTACTGTGACGACGAGTGGACCGCCGCGGCAAAGCAACGTAACGTATTTCAGTCCGCGCTCGGTTCGCAGGTGGAGCACCTGCACCCGATGTCCGGCAAGGCCGCCGATGACGATGTCTACCGCAAGGGAATGGAGACCGTCGAGGCCGACAAGGCGCTGTTCCTGTCTCGGGCCCGTGTTGCGTTGGGACAGTCGGCCGAGACGGAAACGCAACGTGGCCCCGCGGGCACTATTGGCACCGCCCCTGGTGGTGAAGGCCCCGGGGCCACGCCGAACCGCAAGGCTCGCAGGAGGAAGGCACATGCCTGAAGTAGCTGCCTCGGAGTGCGCGCCAAGCGCGCTGCTGGGCGACACGTCGCCCGTGGCGACGCTGGCCGACCTGGCCCCGTGCGCCGTTCTCTTCGACACCGCCCCATGCTTCGTACCCTCGGACACCTCGCCATCCGTCGTCCTCTCGGACACTATCTGCGGGAGTACCTGATGCTCTATACCGCCGGAACCCTCGTGACCGTCACGGGGACATTCACGGACACGACCGACGCGCTGGCCGATCCTACGACGGTTGTCCTGAAGTATTCCCAGGCCGGCACGACCGTCGTCACCACGGTGACCCCGGCCCTGATCTCCACCGGAGTCTACTCTGCTGACATCGACACGACGGGGTTCGGGACCGTTCAGGTGCTTTATGAGTTCATCGGGACCGGCGCCGTGCAGGTCTCGGGCGTTGGCGAGTTTGACACGGAGGCTTTGCCGTTCTGATGTCCGGTTATCCACTCATCAACCCGCTCTGTTCGCTGAACGACGTGAAGGCCGCGCTTGCAATCCCGCTGACGGATGTCAACGACGACTACCAGATATCGCTCGCCATCGACGCGGCAAGCCGCGAGATCGAGAACGTTACCGAGCGCCGGTTCTACCAGGACCCCGCCGCGTCGACCCGCACGTTCGTCGCAGAGAACATGTGGTTGTTGGAGGTCGACGACTTCATGACGATGGAGGGGCTGGAGATTGTCGCCGACTTCGCGGGCGCGGGTGACTTCTCGACGGGCATCACGTTCGCACTGCCGACCGTTGTCGACGGTCGGACCCTGGAGGCGGGCGACGTCCAGCTCGAGCCGCTGAACGGCTTGCTCCGTGGGCAGCCGTGGGCGTTCGACCGCATCCGGTGCATCAAGAGCCTGTACTTCCCGATCTGGAGCACGATCAACTGGGCCCAGCCGTACCAGCAGGCGCTCGTCCAGGTGACGGCGCAGTGGGGCTGGACGTATATCCCCGTTGACGTGAAGCAGGCGTGTATCTTCGAGGCGCTCAGCCTGTACAGCATGAAGAACGCGCCGTTCGGCGCGACCGCCTTCGGCGAGACTGGCATCGTGCGGGCGAAGCCCGAGCTGCACCCGACCACGGCGAAGCTGCTCAGGCCGTACATGCACGAATCGGTCCTTGTGGCATGATCACGCTATTCGTCGGCTGCGTTCTGGGAGGGCTGATCGTGTACCTCTGCATGACCGCATCGCCATAATGACTTATCAAACACCATCGGTAACCCAGATCGCCAGCGCCATCTCCGCATCGGTCCTCGCGTACACCAAGGCGAACGGCGTTACGCTCCGCTCCCTGCCGTACCTGTCGGACCAGGTGCCAACCCCGCTACTCCTGCCGGCCATCGAGAAGGTGACGTACCATGCCGCGTTCGGGAACGGAAACGTTCACCACGAGTTCACCCTGCACCTGATCGTAGGACGCGTCAACGTCCGCACATCGATGGCGTCGCTCGAGGGCTTCATGTCCTACGATGGCCCGTCGTCGATCCGCGCGGCGCTGGAGGCGCCCGATGCGGTTGGCGCCCGCTCGCTGGGCGGCGTCGTCCAGGATGTAGTCGTCGTCGAGTCTGGCCCGCCAGGCTCGCTCGGCATCGGCACCCCGCCCGTTGAGTATGCCGTATGCCCATTTTCTGTCGAAGTGACGGCTTAACGGCTTGGGAGAACCGCGTGAACTATATCGTAACCAGTGGAAACTTTGCCCAGCCCGAGGGCACCGTCCTATCCGAGGAGCAGCTCGGCACCTGTAACATCGCCGCGTTGCTGGCCGGGGGGCATCTCGCCATCCGCCCCGATGACACGCCGGACGACACGCCGGATGACACGCCGGAAGCACCGGCCGCAACCACCCTGACCACCGAGGTCACACACGAGGAGCCTGACCAAAATGGCTAAGACCGTACTACTGAACCCAAGCATCACTATCAACTCTGTCAACCTCTCCGCGTGGTGCGACTCGGTCGAGATTGACGAGACCTTCGCCGATGTCGACTCCACCGCGTTCGGCTCGGGCAGCAAGACCCGCCTTGCGGGTCTCGGAGACCACAAGCTCACGCTAGAGCTCCAGCAGGACTTCTCGGGCAGCGCCGTCGAGGCGACGATCTATCCCCTCCTCTCCACCGTCGCCACCGTCGCGGTCCTGCCCGTGGCGGGCACGACCTCGACCACGAACCCGTCGTACACGATGAATGCGCTCGTTACCGACTGGAAGCCGCTCGCCGGCAAGATCGGAGACCTTGAGAAGGTCAGCGTTACCTGGCCGATCAGCGGACCAGTCACGAAGGCCACCTCATAGTGGCAAGTGGCAAGGCACCCAACCCATTCTCCCGCAAGGTTATCTACATCTCCAAGGTGGACGGCACGGTCGTTCGGACTTCGTGCCGTGCCTCCGTGGAGGTCGCGTTCGAAGAGAAGTACCACGCTGGCCTGGGCACCGCGTTCAACGGCGAGGATGCCGCAACGCGTTCATACTGGCTGGCGTGGGAGGCAGAGCGTCGCTGGGGCCGCGCAGACGGCGGACCGCCCGCGGACTTCCCGACGTTTGAGGCGTGGCTCGATACCGTCGAGGGCATCGACCTGGAGATAGAGTCATCCCCTTTCAAAGAGGCAGCACCGGCTATAACATAGCAGCTCTCGCAGTGGCCACCGGCATTCCCCCGCAGTTCCTGCTAGACGATTCGCTGCCGGACGGTATGATTGAGTCGATGATCGTAGCATACAACCGCATGAACCAAGGGTGACACATGGGCATTGAGACCTCCAAGCCGGGCACCGGTGTCTACGTCAACCTTGAGGACTTTCATTTTCTCGCCGTGAACTTCAAGGCCGTCGAGCCGCTGCTCTATAAAGAGCTAACGGCGACCTTGAAGGCGGCGGGGATGATCGTCGCCGCGCAGGCGAAGCAGAACGCCTCCTACTCGTCCAAGATCGCGGACGCCATCAAGGTCTACATGTCGGGGCTTTCGATCTATGTCGGGCTTCCACGCACCGACTTCCGGGCCGTAGAGGAGTACGCGCCGGGCGGCTGGGACCACCCGGTATTCGGGCCGGTGTTCTCACTGCCGCAGGTGTGGCAGACGGCGCGTCCGTACCTGTCCCCGGCGCTGGAGACCAAGAGCGATGAGGTTTCCGTCCTGGTATTCGCCGCTGTCTCAGAAGCACTCGATGGAGCGATGGACATATAAGTGGCGAATACTTGTCATCGTGGACATGCGTGGACCCCGGAGAACACAAGGGTATATCCGAATGGGTACCCCTCGGGAACGCGCGTGTGCCGCGCATGCCGTCGGGACTACGATGCTGGCCGGGTGGGGCAGCGGCCTTATCAGGACCAACTCGGCCACATGAGGCGCAAGTATGGCCTGACCGAAGACCGGTATGTCGGCTTATTGGTTGACCAGGACTGCTGCTGCCTCGGCTGTGGCTCCGATTCGAGCCTCGGATCTGGTGGTAAGCTTCAGCCATGAATAGGGACTTACAGGAAGCCTTTCGAAGGGTGGCCGAGGCCGGAGAGCAAAACGGTCAGGGCAATGGCTACCGCCGCGCCCCCGTCATCCCGGCCAGCGTCCCGGAGCTGCCTGATCTGAGCGAGATTCGGCGCGACTTGCAGCGCACGCTGGAGCGCCTGGGCCGATCATGTGGAGGCGAGCCGTGGCAGATAAACTAGTCCGAGTGATGGTCAGCGCCGACACAGCGCAAGCTCTGCGCTCGTTCGGCGAACTCTCCGTCGCCGCCAACGGCGTCGCCGACGAGGGCGCCGCCAGCATGGACAAGATGGCGTCTAGCGGCGGCAAGCTGACGCAGCTGGGGGAGAAGCTCGGCAGTTGGGGCGTCCCCTTCTCCGGCTCCATCACGAACGTCGGCAAGAAGTTCGACGACGCCGACTCCAGCGCGGGCAAGTTCGGCGCGCTTATGCCTATGATCGGCGTCGCGGTCGGCGCGGCGGTTATCGGCATAGGCGCCGCATCGCTCGACATGGCGGACAAGTTTGACAAGGCCACGAACCAGCTCGCGGCAAACGCGGGCATCTCCCAGGCGGCCGCGAAGGGGATAGGCGACGCGTTCCTGAACACTGCCGGCACGTCGATATTCACCGGCACGACGATCACGAAGGCGTACGCGGGCGTTGCGGCACAGCTGGACGCGACGCAGGGGAAGGCGCTCACCTCTGGCCAGGCGATGACCGTGATGCGCGCCGCGATGGACGGCGCCACGGCCACGGGCGAGTCGCTCGGCTCCGTCACGTCTGCGCTGGCAAACACGATGCAGGCGTTCGGCATCAAGGCCAACGGCGCGGCCGGGACCATGAACACGTTGTACGAGGCTGGCGTCATATCGGGCACGGGCATCACGGGAGTGGCCTCCGCCGTCTCGAAGATGCACTCCCAGCTTGGTGATCTGACCCCGCCGCTCGGTCAGATCGCGGGGCTACTCGACGACCTGAAGGAGCACGGCGAGACGGGTAGGCAGGGGCTCACGGCTGTCACGACCGGCATCACGTCGCTTATCAAGACGGCGCAGCTCACCCCAACCGCCATCGGCGCGATGACGGGCGCGGCGGCGCAGAACGAGTCTGAGTTCCAGTCGCTGGGGCTGAACGTGTTCAATGCCCAGGGGAAGTTCGAGGGCATCGGCGCGGTGATGGCCCAACTGAAGCCGAAGCTCGACGGTATGACCCAGGCGCAGCAGCTTCAAACGCTGGGCGTCGTGTTCGGCACCTCTGCAAACAAGAAGCTGCTGGACACGATCATGGCTGGCCCCGGCGTTCTCCAGAAGGACACGGACGCGGTCACAAATACCGGCCTCGCACATGCTGCCGCCCAGAAGGCGATGCAGAACATGGGCGACCAGATGAAGATTATCGGCGCGACCGTCGATGATGTGGGCACGAAGATCGGTGAAGTGCTGATGCCTGTCCTGGTCAGGATTGCCACCAGTATCGTGCCGATAATCTCCCACACGGCCGATTGGGTCGAGAACCTGCGCGGCCTCTGGAGCGGCCTAGGCGACGTGGTGACAGGGATTGGCAACGTGGTTGGCGCCTTCGTCGGCTTCGTCGCGAAGATCCCCACGCCCGTACTGATCGGGCTGGCGGGCGTTATCATGGCCACGCTGATTCCGACGTTGGTTAGTCTGGCCATCTCAACCGCTACGACGGCTGGCGCAATGGTGGCCGGATGGGCGACTGCGGCCGCTGGCGCGGTCGCGAGTGGCGTGACCGCGGCGGTCGCGTGGGTCCCGGCGCAGCTAGGCGCGATCGGCGCGGCTGTCGCGGCGGCGGCGAGTTGGGCAATCGCAACCGCGGCCATGGTGATTGGCGCCGTAGGCGCCGGCATCGCTATGGCCGCCGCGTTCCTGCTGCCCCTTGCGCCCTTCATCCTGATCGGTCTCGCGGTCGCGGGGCTCGTCGCGCTCGTGGTCCTCAACTTCGGCAAGATCAAGACCTTCGTTTCCGGCGTGGTGTCTGACATCACGGGCTTCTTCACCACGGCATGGGGCGATGTCACCTCCGGCGTCAGCGGCATGATCGACAAGGTGGAGGGCTTCTTCGAGCAGTTGCCAGGGAAGGTTACGGCCGTTTGGAGCACGATCACCTCGGGCGTCGGCGGCTTCATCTCTGGCATCGTCAGCTTCTTCGCGAGCTTGCCCGCGAAGATTGGACAGGCCATCTCCGGCATGGCCGGCATCCTCGGGAACGCCATCAAGAGCACTATAAACAACATCCCGGGAGCGGGGGCAATTGCGAAGGTGCTCGGCTTCGCCGGGGGCGGATACGTGACCCAGCCGACTCTGGCTTTGATAGGTGATGCCGGCCCCGAGTACGTCATCCCCCAGCAGCTTCTCACCACCAGCTTCGCCCGCGCACAGTCGCTCCCCGCTATCGCGTCCACCAGCGCCGCAGGCGGCGCTGGTGGCGCGGGCGGACCGGGTGGCGCCGGCGCGGGCGGTGGTGTCTATAACATCACCGTGAACGCCGGCATCGGGTCCGCGCCGCAGGAGATTGTGAACCAGCTGAAGATTTACATGCAGAACACCGGGACGATCCCGATCCGGGTGACCGGCTGACGTGGCCGCGCCAACCGTCCAGGTCCTCGTCGGCTTCAACGTCATACCCGGCTCTGGGCCCCTGTTCCGGCTGGACGATCCCGTTTATGGCCTGCTGGACTCCACAGACGTGCTGGGCGGCGCAGGCGCGATGCCGCCCTGGACCGACGTGTCGGCGCATGTATCGGGCCAGATCGCGACAGGCCGGGGCCGCTCCCGCGAGGCCGACCAGTTCACCACCGGCACATGCTCGTTCACGCTCCGCAACGAGTCCCGCCTGTTCGACCCGACGAACACCGCGTCCATGTACTATCCCGGCGTCGTGCCCCGGACGCCAGTCCAGATACTCGTAGCAGGCGTACCTGTGTTTACCGGCATCGTCGACGACTATGACGTGAGCTACCAGAAGCCGAACATCTGCACCGTTGCGGTCACTTGCCTTGACACGTTCTCGATCCTGGCGAACACATACGTCGTGAACCAGAGCCTGGTTCAGCAGCAGAGCGGCGCGAGGATCCTCGGCCTGCTGGCGCTCAACGGCTACGCGGCGCCGACCAGCATTGCCGCAGGCCTGGCGACGATCCAGGCGGGCACGTATGGCACGTCATTCCCGGGTGACGTTGTGCTGACCGACATGCAGAACATCTCGGCGTCTGAGTGGGGCTTCCTGTTCGTCGACGCGAACGGCGTGATCCAGTTCCACGACCGGTACTGGATCGCAGAGTCTGAGCAGGCGTATGGGTTCGCCACGACCTTCTCGGACGTTGCCGCCGACATCGCAGCCGGTGCCTTCGGCTACTTCGACGTCGGCATGGTGAGCGCAACCCGTCTGTTGTATAACCAGGTCCTTGGCACCCGCAACGGTGGCGCTCAGATGGCGGCGAACAACTACACCAGTCAGATCCGTTACCAGCTCCGCAGCCTCACGCTCCCAACCGTCGAGAACGTGGACGATACGGCGGTGTTGGCGCTCTGTAACTGGGTGCTGAGCATCTACCAGAACCCCGTGGTGCGCTTCGATACGCTTGAGATTGAGATGGCGGGGCTGAGCCCGACGCAACAGGCGTCGCTGGCCGCGCTCGACCTGATGTCGCTTGCGTGGGTGAAGCGGACTCCGCCGGGCGGCGGGACACCAGCGGTGATCGCGATCCCGTCGTACGTCGAGTCGATCAACTACGCGCTCGATGCCTCCGGGTCCACATACCGCGTGAAGTTCGGCTTCGGCACCGTGCCCGCCTTCGGCTTCGTGCTGGACAGCGCCACGCTTGGCGTCCTCGACGTTAACCAACTACCCATCTAGTCCGAGAAACGGGCAGTATAGGAGGCGACATGGCGCAACCGAACTTCACGCTAGGCCAGATCCTCACGTCGCCCGAGATGAACCAGCTGGCCGACATGGTGCTGTACCCAATCGCCGTATCCGCGTCCACGAACCCCCTTGTCGCGGGAGGGGCCTACATCGTCACCACGGGCGCTAGCGCCCTCACGATGACGCTTCCCAGCCCAGGCGTCGCCGGGAACATCATCGCGGTCAAGAAGGCCGACAACACGGCCGGGACGATCACGATCAACTCGGGCATTTATGGCGACTTCCTCGGCCCGGGCATCCCTGCATCAACCACCACGATCCAGATCTCTGCTGTTGGTGCTTCCATCACCCTGCTGTGTGACGGCGGAAACTGGCACGTCGTCGCAGGCGCGCAGGATACGGGCTGGCTGCCGATTCCCACGTACACCAACTCGTGGTCCAGCTCGAGCGGACCAGCCACGGGTGGCACGGTTGCGGGCTACCGGGTTACTGGCGATGTCGTCCGGCTGGGTGGCATAATCTCGGGCGGGATAACCACCGCGCCGGCCTTCACGCTACCGGCCACCGCGTACCCGGCGCGCAACCTGACCCTCGTGTCGGCCGACACCATCGCTCCAGCCATCTGCAAGTGGGCGGTCGGTACGACCGGAGTCTGCACGCCGACCTTCACCTCTGGCACCTTGCCCGCCCTGGATCTCCTCACCTGGACGACGGACTGATGCCCAGGGTCTCCGTAGCCAGCCCGCCGAACGGCTGGACCGTCGCCACGCTCAAGACCTACATGGACCAGCGGTTCGGAGATTCGGACAAGGCTGTGGCGGCAGCGCTCCAGGCGGCGGACAAGGCCGTCCAGGCTGCCCTGCTGGCGCAGAAGGAGGCGGTCCTTAAGGCCGAGATTGCAACCGATAAGCGCTTCGAGACGGCCCGGATTGAGGCCGATTTCAGAATGAACGCCTTGGGCTCCAAAATCGACGAGTTGCAGGCGATCGTTAACCAGAGCGCAGGCAGGTCTATCCGTGACGAACGCGACGAAGACCGCCACTACGAGTCAGGCGCCCAGGCGCGTTACCTGGGTGTCTATGCCGTGATCGGCGTCGTACTTGTGGTCCTCGGCGGCCTTATCGGGCACTTGGTCCACTGATGGCTGCCGAGTACCGCGGCTGGCGGCTGTGGTTCGACGCACGGTGCCGCCGGCTCGACGACGCCATCGCCGAAGTGATCGAGATGCTGCACCGGGGCGAGATGACTGGTGAGGGCTACCTTGAGGCCATCGAAGGCGCGCTAGTCGCCCGGATGCGCTGGGTGGAGGCGCTCACGGCGTATAACGCATTTATGGAGTACCACTCAAGTGATGAGTAGGAGGGCAGAACGGCGAGCAAGGTAACACAGGAGATGACTACATGACCGGGGGATTCACGTGGTATGACCTGGCGCTGTTCGCCGGTATGGCCGTAACCGTCTGGCGCGTTATCGTCCAGAACCACGTGATCGCCACGGCTAAGTCTGAGCTTGAGAAGCTGAAGCGGATGCACGCCGGGACCACCGAGCAGCACCCGCCCGAGCCGAGTCCCGGCGAGGTCGCTGGGTGACGCCAGGGCTGAGGCTAGGCGCGGCCTGGACCACCCAGCCGCTCGGCCGTCGGGCCCTGCGGCTGGAGAAGTACCTGCCGGACCGATCCGCTATCCCTGCGCCGCCCACGTCGTGGGTCGTGCCGGGCGGCGGCACGTACCCGTACGACGCGAACGGGTACGCCTCAGACTGCATCCCCGCCTTTGTCAGCCACCAGATCGAGGCGTGGCAGCGGTTTCTCGGCCGGGACCGGATCTACACCGATGCCGAGATCCTGGCCTGGTATGAGTATCTAACCGGCGGCAGTACGACTGTCGGCGTATCGATGCCCGCGGCGCTGGACCTCTGGGCGGCGACCGGCTTCCCGGCGCCGCCCGGCGCAACCCCCGGCGCGGACCAGGACACACTGCTGGCCTGGGCTGTCGTCGAGCCGACCGACCACCTCCTGGCCCAGACGGCGCTCAGCCTGTTCGGAGGTGGTGGCTCGCTGCTCGGGCTGCCGATAGACGCCGACACGCAGCGCGTGGCGGGCGAGGAGTGGGAGGTCACGACCGGCCCGGGCGCGGTGGTTGGCTCATGGGGCTGGCACTGCGCACTCGTCAGCGCATATGACGCGGATGGCGTGACGTTCGAGACCTGGGGCTCGACTCAGACGGCATCGTGGGCGTGGTGGGACGCGTACTGCTCGGGGCTCTATCTGTGCGTCAGCAACGATTGGGCGGGCGATCCGATGGTGGACCTTGCCGCCCTGGAGGGAGACATGAGGCAACTCGCGGGACCCGCTAGTGCAGCGCCATCCGCGCCGGTCGGGCTCGTCCGCGGCGTCGACGTTTCGAACTGGCAAGGAGCCAACATCAACTGGGCTACCGCGAAGGCCGCCGGCGTTGAGGTCGCGTTCGTCCAGGCGACAGAGGGCCGGTTCTACGAGAGTCCGAACTTCCACGTCCAGGTGGCCGGCGCGCGCGCGGCCGGCATCAAGGTCGGCGCGTACCACATGTCGCACCCCTCGGCCAACTCTGCGCAAGGGGAGCATGATTACTTCACGGCCTACGTCGGCTCAACCGTCCTCGACCTGCCGCCCATGGTGGACGACGAGGTGAGCGGCGGCATGGACTGGTCCGATAACGTCGCCTGGCACAAGGAGTTCCTGGCGCTCTGTGGCGCCGGGGCGTTCCACTACTGCAACGAGTACTACCTTGAGAACATGGGGCCGCTGGGACGCCAGTGGACCGCCCGTCCGGGCGCAACCGCGCTGGCCGCTGGCGACTTCGCTGTCCAGTACTCGCTCGGGTCTGCCGAGGTCGGCTTCCCCGGCGCCGTCGACTTAGACGCGTTCAACCCGGCGATCCTGGGAGCCGTCCCACCGCCGCCACCCCCGCCTCAGGAGGGAAAAATGCTAGTCGTGTTCTACGCGAAGAATGTCCACGGGACCATCGCCTCGTTCGCAGGCGATGGTCTTACCGCCTTCCGGTGGCTTGAGAGCGCGGCCCAGCATGCTGATGCGCTGGCCGTCGGAGCCGTCGCCGGTAGCAAGGCGCCACGGGTCTGGAACGCTCCAACCGCCCCGGTAGCCGACCCGATGGCCTTCGGCACCCCGGCAAACGCTGCCACCGCAGCGGAGCTCGGGCTGCCGTTCCCATAGTCTCTAGTCCACAGTACCCGAGTACCCGAGTACCCGAGTACCCGAGATCGAGATTATGGCAAAAGCGTACTCCCACGGGTACGGTTTTGGCGGCGCCTCTCGTTGCAGCTGCCCGAAGCGTACCTCCCGTGGTACAGTGTTGGCATCATGACGACCACCTATGCATAATTATGCAGTGCCGTGCATAACCCCGTTCCGTGTTCTTATTTCCCAGCACCTATCTCCCGTGGTACAGTGTTGGCATCATGACGACCACCTATGCATAATTATGCAGTGCCGTGCATAACCCCGTTCCGTGTTCTTATTTCCCAGCACCTATCTCCCGTGGTACAGTGTTGGCATCATGACGACCACCTATGCATAATTATGCAGTGCCGTGCATAACCCCGTTCCGTGTTCTTATTTCCCAGCACCTATCTCCCAGGAGGAACCATGACCCTACCGACCCTGAAGCAGATCCTAGTCGCGCTGACCGATGTGAAGGTGATCCTCGGCCTCGTGGTCACGGCCACCGGCATCGTCGTCGCGACGTACGGCGGCGTTCCGTCCGTCGTCCACTATGCAGCGCTCGTCACCACAGCAGCCGGTGTCCTGACGGCCGTGATTGTAGCCGTCGAGAACGGCTTTAGTACCGGGTTCACGTCGGCCGCGCCGCAGTGACCGACTTCCAGCACTTGAAGCTAGGTAAGCTGCCCGCGATCAGGTATCACGCCCTAGGCTGGGCCGAGGACTATCTGCTCGGGAAGCCTCCGCAGCCGGCCGGCAAGGTCGTCGCGCCGGTGCCCGCGGGGGGCTGGGGGATGGCCGATAACGACACGCTCGGGGACTGCGTCGAGGCGGGGACTGACCACGCGATCAAGGCCATGAACGCGCTTCTCGGGACTCACGACTACGAGCCGACCGACCCCGAGATCAGCGAGCAGTACTTCCACGAGACAGGCGGGTCCGACACCGGCCTCGTCGTCGCCACCCACCTGCTCACCTGGCAGCGGTACGGTCTGTTCGCGCCGCCGTACGCGCCTATCGGGACGAAGGTTAACCGGATCGGAGCGTTCGCCCCCGTCAAGACTGATAGCCTTGTCGCCTTCCAACGGTGCATCGACCTGTTTGGCTTCGCCTTCATGGGGATACAATGCCCGCAATCGATGCAGGACCAGTTCGGGATTCCCGGCCGTGAGATCACGGTAGTGAAGGGCTCGCCTATCGAGGGCGGGCACTGCATCCTTGGCGTCGGGTACGACGACGACTCCTGTGAGATCATCACCTGGGGCCAGCGCCGGAAGATGAGCTACGGCTTCCTTGCCGCGTACATGGACGAGTGCGACGCCGTCATCAGCATGGAAGTGCTAGAGAAGGGACATGGTCCCGGTCCGAAGATTGACAAGGCAGCCCTCCTCGCAGATATTAAGTCCTTGGCGCTGTAGCTCTGTATACGTATAGGTTTGTCAAGTACTTCAAGTTCTGTAACCTATAGGTAGCAACCGTCTAGACCCTAGACCCTAGACCCCTAAGCACTTTAACTCCTTAAATGCTTAGGGGTCTTTTTTCGTCTAAGGGTATAGACGGTCTATACCCACCCTTGTCTGTCTAACCATGGCGGCTATAGGGTCTAGAGGTATATAGGGTCTAGAGGTATATAGGGTCTAGAGGTATATAGGGTCTAGAGGTATATAGGGTCTAGAGGTATATAGGGTATAACGTTTAAACGCGCGCGCGCGTAGCACGTCTGACCCCCGCTTGTCAACCCTGCCGGTGGAGGCCTCGACTCAGGGGCGGGCTTGACATCCCGCACGGGACGTGGTAGGGTTCGGGTAGGCCCTGCTGGGGGCCAGTTCAGAGGAGCTCAGATGGCGAAGCACGTATGGGTCAAGAAGTACAGGGGATACCGGACCTTCCAGAAGGACGCGACGAAGATGTATGCCGACGGCTGGGGCATCGTGGGCCAGTCCTCGCGCAAGCAGATGTACAGCTTGATGGCGGGCTTGTTCACCCGTAAGCAGATTTCGACCGTCACGTGGGAGAAGGAGATTCCGGCGTGAAGCTCAACTACCCGATCCGGCCTGATGGGCTGGTGGACATCGCCGGGGCGTGTGTTGACTGTGGCGTCAGCCACCGTCCGCCAGCCTTCGTGACCCTTCGTGGTATCATCGACAAGCACATCGCCGACGACCCGCCCGTCCGGCGGGCCCTGGGAGGAACGCTAGGATGCAGACCCTGAACCCCGGACAGACCATCGTCGCCCGCCCCGAGAGTGACGAGGACGACCACCAGAGCATCCGAATCGCCATGTGGGCGGCGGCCGACCCGTTAGATCGGGCGCACGCGGCCGTAAACCTCGACGCCCCGATGGCGCGTCGGCTCCGCCAGACCCTCAAGCGCCTCATCCGGCAGCTTGAGTCCAACGAGACGCAGGGCGTGGAGACCGTACACCCTGGACAGCCGCTCATCACCATCTCGATGCTCGACTCGCTGGACCGGCAGTTGGGAATGATCGAAACCCGGGCTGAGTTGGCGATCCAGGCGGCGCTCAAGCACGGAGGCACGCCCCAACCGATTAACTGGGCCGACCTGGGAGTCGTCGGGGTCCACTGGTGCCGTTCTCGGCATCGCGCCTGGTACTGCGTTGAGATCGAGGAGGCCGCGCCAGAGAACTGGGAGCTCGGCCGGTTTGTCGCGGACGAATTGGCTAAGGACGGCTGGCCCGACGTTGAAGTGAGGACCGAGTGGTGAGCGTGGCCGGCGACGACGACCAGCGGTACTATCTCGGCCATACAGATTATACCCTCGCGCGGGCCGCCGCCCGGGAGGCCCGCGCGAGGGTATACGGCGACCACGGCGGGCGTCGGTTGTGGTATACTGCCGGAGGAAGGGGCGACTGGATCCCCATCGGCAACGGCG